GATTATATATATCACGGGAAAACCTACAAGGAGGAAGACCAAGTGAAAAAATTATGTTAAATATCAGAACTTTTAAGAAAATGTGTTTGAAGGCAAATACTTCGAAATCAAATGAAATCCATGAGTATTATCTTAAATTGGAAGAAACTCTTCACGAAGTTATTGATGAGGAAAGTAATGAATTAAGATTACAATTAGAACAAAAAGAAATTTTATTAGAAACTGAAAAAGAACATAAATTATTATTAGAAGAAGAAAATAAAAAATCTATCGATGAAAATAAAAGATATTATCAAAAACATAAAGAAAAAATAAGTGAATATCATTCTGAATATTGTGACAAAAATTATGAAAAAATATCAGAAAGAAGAAAAAGAAAATATAGTTCTATGACAGAAGAAGAAAAAAAAGAAAAAGCACAAAAATCGAAAGAATATCGTGAAAATAATAAGATAAGAAAAAAAGAAAATGGTGGACAGAAAGTCAAATGTCAAGTTTGTGAATCTATTTTCACTCGTCAATGTTGGAAAAGACATACAAAATCATTATTTCATAACAATGCATTAGATCTTAATCCAAATGCAATTGAAAATTACGAAGAAGTTAACGACGATGATGAAATTGATGAAGAAAAAAATACAGAAATTATTTTGATATAAAGTAATAATGTTTTTTAAAATAAATGTCAGATTCAACATTTGAAGAAATAAGAAATTTGAAAACACTTGGAGAAGTTTATGAATTAATAGAAGGAAAATATCCTAGATGGATAATAGATGTACTCGATAGTTATTCATCAGATTACCCGCAATTACAAAAGAATTGGAAGATAATAGCAGATTTATCTAAAAATCCAATGCAAAAAATTATAATTGTTAAAAATTTTGAAAACGATGAACAACATACATATGCCGAATTGCTATCAAGCATGGGTTTTATTGTTAGAACACAATATGAAATATATGCATGTTCTGTTTGTAAATCAGGTATTCCGTCTGAAAATACATATATTAAAATGAAAGAAAATGGTATTAATGTTCCAGAAAAATGGCAAAGAAAATGTGGTGGTTGTTAAAATAATTTTTTATTTTGTTTTATTAAAATAAAAAATGAAAAAGAAATCAATTAAAAGAATAAATAAGAAATCAATTAAAAGAATAAGTAAGAAATCAATTAAAAGAATAAGTAAGAAATCAATTAAAAGAATAAATAAGAAATCAATTAAAAGAAAAACTAAAATTGATGGGATTAATTTCATTCATTCTTTAAAACAAGAATTAGAAGAATTAGAAGAATATAAAGAAGATTTAATTGAATTAATAAAAATATTTGGCGAATTATCTAATAGTGATGTTAAAGAATTCATCGAAGAAGCGGAAAATATGACAAGTTTAGAAGAAGTAAAAAAAAATATAAAAGAGTTTCATAATGAAATACAAAAATTAATTAATAATAAATCGGATAAAAAAGAAAATAAAAAAAAAAAAGAAAAAGAAAAGGTGGATGATTCAATGTTTGGAGCAAGCGAAAAATTTAATTTTTTGTCATGGCACGAGAAAAAAGTATACGATCCAACTATAAAAACAACAATAGGTCAAGACGTTATAAAATTTAATGAAGTTGGTTCACCAATTGTTACTGGAAAACCTTATATTGAAGCAAGCAATTCAATTCATGAAGCACATATTGAAGTAAATTAAATATAAAATTGATTTTTTTTTTATGAATTCAAAAAAAAATCAGATATGTTAAAACGTAAACTTACTGAATTTGAAATCGAAGATATTCTCGATTTTATTAAACCTCAACCGAACATTCCTCCTGAAACTGCTATATCTATTATTAATTTGACTAAGAATAAAATACGAAATCAATTAAAAAATCAGGAATTATATCCTGAAATAATACCAGAGTTAAAGAAAGAATTAATAAAAAACTACTATGATTGTCAAATAAGTCCAGGTGAATCAGTTGGTATTTTATGTGCTCAATCTATTGGTGAAAAAAATACACAAAATTCAGTAATATATGAAGAAGAAATAATTTTAAAACATAAAGGTAATATATTTAAAACTTATATAGGAGAATTTATTGATTCTTTAATGAATGAAGAAAACAATATTAACGGTAATTATGTTAAATCATTAGAAGAATATGAAATATTAACTATATCTCAAGATGAAAAGATAGAATGGAAAGAAATAAATGAAATAAGTAAACATCCAACAAATGGAGATTTGATAAAACTAAAAACAGAAAGTGGAAGAGAAGTAACAACAACATTAGCGCATTCTCATTTGAAAAGAGAAAATAATAAAATATTACCAATTTTAGGTTCTGAATTACAAATTGGATACCGAATTCCTGTTATTAAAAGAGCAAATATATCATCTATCGAATCAAATAACGATCCAAATAGTATAATATTTTCATGGTTTTTAGGAATATATTTGTCATTTGGTTCAATATTTCATAATTGTGTAGTAATAAAGAATACGAATAAAAAGATAGATGATTTGTTTAGATTAAATATCATGCTGTTATTGTCTAATTATCATGGAAATGAAAAAGTTGATGATGATATGATAAAAGTGGAACAAAAATGTTTTTATTTTATTTATTCAACAAAATTGGTTGAAATTGTAAAAGAATTGTTTGGAATAGATGGTTATTGCAAAAATATACCAGATTTTATTTATAATATGAGTAAAAATGAAATGAGAGGATTTTTAAGAGGTTTTTTTGAAGAAAGTTCAACTATATCAAAAAGCGAGAAACATTTGTTATGTGTTCAAATGATTTTATGTAATTTTGGTATCTATAGTAGAATAAAATATGAAAAGATAACAGATGAATGTTTTTATTATAAATTACTAATACAAAATAAATATAAACATAAATTTTACGAAATATTACCAACAATTAAACTGGATGAATCAATATTTGAAGAAGATTATGAAACGATACATCCAGATGTTATAGATAAAGAAAATTATGAAAGTGATGTAATATGGGAAAAGATAGTAGAATTAAAAATAATAAAAGAAGAAGAATATAAACATAAGCATGTATATGATTTTTCTGTAAATGATAATGAAACATTTGGATTATTAAACGGAATAGTGGTTCATAATACTTTAAATACCTTGATTAAAGGGCAAGTTATATCAAAAATATAACTAGTCTATTTTTAATAGGCGACATATTCAAATTGCGGGGAAATCTTGTTATGTCTTTAATACTAACTTATTTTGGAAACAATATAAGGGTCTTAGCTAATTACTAAGAGAGTAAAAATCTAAAGAATAGAGACAATCCGCATCCAAGCTCCTAAATCCGATATGTTAGGAAATGGAGAAGGTTCAACGACTAAATGTTTGTGGGCTTGAGAAAACTAACAATTTTCAATGATAGCTTAAGATATAGTCTAGTCCAATCTGTGAAGATGTTGTTAAGTCGTATTAACAAGTATAGGATTCTAAAAAGAAATATTTAGATGAATACGGTATTGACGTTCACAAAGCGGGTCAAAATGAAAAATCAGTTACGGCTGGGGTACCTAGATTTCAAGAGCTTTTAAATGCGACAAAAAATCCAAAAATAGTGAATTGTAAAATTTATTTTAATGAAGGAAATTCAAGTTTAAAAGAATTAAGAGAGACAATAAACCATAATTTGGTTGCATTAACATTAAAGGATATATCGTCAAATATAGAAATAAAAATGAAAAAAGAAAAAGAAAAATGGTATGAATCTTTTAAAATTTTATACAATAATAATTTTGAAGAACATGAAAATTGTTTATCGATAAAATTAAATAAGAAATTATTATTCAAATACAGAATTGAGTTACAAGACATTGCAGAATGTATAGAATCAACATATGATGACTTATTTTGTGTTTTTTCTGACCAAGATAAGGCACAAATCGATATTTTTATCGATGTATCTAAAATAAAATTTAGTGAAAAACAATTACTCTTCATAACCGATGAAAATGCAGAGGAAATATATATAGAAGAATGTGTACAGCCGATATTAGAAAAAATGATTATATTTGGAATAGAAGGAGTAGAAAGTATATATTTTATGAAAGATGATACAACAGATGAATGGTATGTAGAAACAGATGGTTCAAATTTTAGAAAATTATTAGGACATCCGATAGTTGATATGACACGGTTGCATTCAAATAATGTATGGGATATATATGAAAATTTGGGAATAGAAGCAGCGAGAGAATTTTTAGTATCAGAATTTGAATCAATCATGGAAGGTATAAATTCTTGCCATACGAAGTTATTAGTTGAGAAAATGACTTTTACAGGAACAATCAATTCTATATCGAGATACACACTGCGAAAAGATTCATCAGGTGTAATTTCAAAAATGACTTTTGAAGAAAGTGTGGACATTATGGTAAAAGCAGGGTTTTCAGGAGACATAGAAAAGGTTGATGGGATTTCAGCCAGTATTGTATGTGGTAAAAGAGGTAATATAGGAAGTGGATTTATGGACTTGAAAATGGATATGAACAAATTAAAAAATGGTAAACCTGTATTTCGAGAGGAAGATGGACGTGTTATACAGGAAAAAGGAGGTTATGCAAAGTTCAAAAGTTATAATAATTTCAAGTAAATATAAAGTGATTTTAATAATCATCGTTTTATTTTCAAATAAAACGATTTAGATGATATCTAAATCATTATTTTCAAATAAAATGATTTAGATTTTAATATTCGATTTTTTTTAATTTACAATTCCTATGAATTTGTAATGTATCTTCTTTTTTATCAAAAGGAACTATTTTCATTATACATTTCGATTTTTTTCCATAAAAAGGTTCAACACAACCTGAATGTTTTTTCTTAGACTTCTTAGAACATGATTTTTTATCAACTATGCATTTAGATCTAAATGTTTCGAATCTATCTCTTACATCTTCATATGATAAATTTGATTTTTTCTTTAACATTTTATTAACAACTTCATGTAATTCATAAACATATCGTGAAAATGTTTCACGATTTTTCATTCTATCCATAGTAATTGGTAATTTTTTGAAATTAACAACTAAATTATCTCTACAATATTTACAAGGTAAAATATATTGTAAACTTAGTATAAAGTTCATATAATGTTTTTTATTTTCTAACGTAGGATTAACAGGATAATTAAAACTCATGGTATGAAGAAAAAACCAAAATATAGGACCCCAAACAGATGTTAACATACCATCATTACTATTATAATCTTCATGTGTATAAATAGATTTTTTAGGCGACTTTTTCATTCTTTATTTAATGTAAAGATAAAAATTGATTATTTCTTTTAACTTTAATAAAAAAATTTATATGAATATGATATTTGACCATCATATATTAAGAAAGATATTTTCCTATCTGGATGCAGATAATTTATTTTTTGTAAACAGAGTATGTAAAGATTTTGCAATAAGTTTGAATAAAATAAAGATAAATATACCTTCTGTAAGATATATTTTTTCAGATATAAAATATATCGATATTGTATATGAAGAATTAAAAATAAAAAAAAAGTATATATTAAAACTAGGTATTAAATATGGTAATTTACCTGTTCTCGATAAGATATTGTCTATTATAGGTAAAAAATATTTAACAAGTAATTTATATACATATGCTTTAAAATTAGAAGACTATGATAAACTTAATTGGTTAAAAATGAATAAATGTATATATAATGAAGATAATAGATATAATGCTTTTCAAGAAAATAGTTATAAGTTAATAAATTGGTTTATGAAAGAATTGATATGGGATGAAAGTGGTTTTTTTATTTTCATGCAAAATAATCGAGATAAAGAAAGTATTAAATGGGTATTAAAGAGTGTTCCTGATTTAAAGAAGTACGTTTGTGAATTTGCAGTTCAATTAAGAAATAGAGATATATTAGAATGGGGTATAAAAAATAAATTTAGACTGTCATATAATGTATCTACATGTGCAGCAGTTATTGGAGATTTAGAATTATTAAAATTTCTGTATAAAAACAAATGTCCGATGAATGAATGGATTTTAACAGAAGCAGTAATACATAATAATTATGATGTTATAGAATGGGCTTATGAAAATAATTGCGGAATAGAATCATATGCTTTGATATATGCATTAAAAAATAAGAATGATAGAATAATAAAATGGTTATTAGAACATGATTGTCCATATGACGAAGATACGATAAATAAATATGGATATGAAATTTAAAAAAATTATTTAATTAAAAAAATTGAATAATAAATATATCTAAATACAAAATAATATATATTTAGATATAATGGGTATTTTTAATTTTTACACTTGGTTTAGAAATAATTTTTCTAAAGACATTTATAAAATTCGTAAAAGTATAATTGAAATAAATAGTGAATTTAAGATAGACAATCTAATGATTGATTGTAATGGTTTGTTCCATATGAGTGCTCAAAAAATTTTCAAATATGGTAATTTTAAACCTACATATAAAGTAGAAATCAAAGAAAACAGATTAACACAACAACAAGTTTATGAAGATGTTTGTTATAGTATAGAAAATATATTATTGACAGTTAATCCTTCAAAAAGAATAATTTTATGTGTAGATGGACCTGCTCCGATATCAAAACAGGCGCAACAAAGAAAAAGACGTTTTAAAGCAGCCGCAGATAGAGAAGAAGGTGATAAAAGTTTCGATAGTAATAAATTAAGTCCGGGAACTGAATTTATGGATCATTTATGTAAATACATTGAATGGTTTATTAGAAAGAGATTAACAGAAAACCCTCTATGGCAAAACATAGAAGTTGTATATTCTCCATGTAATGTACCAAGTGAAGGAGAACAGAAACTAATGAATTATTTGAGAAAATTTGGTAAGAAAAATGAAAGTTATATAATACATGGATTAGATGCTGATTTAATAATGTTATCATTATTATCACATTTTCCTAAGTTTTATGTTTTAAGAGATGATACATATGATAGAAATAATAATTTTTTATTAATAGATATTGGTTCTGTAAGAAAACAATTAATAGAAATGATGAGATGGGAACCAGATACAGAAGATTATAAATTTATTGAAGAATGGGTAATAAACGATTTTGTATTTACGTGTTTCATTTTAGGTAATGATTTTTTACCCCATATTCCATCTTTAGAAATAGTAGAAGGTGGAATAGAAGTAATTTTAAATGTGTGTAAGACAGTTGGAAAAAAACATGGTCATATGACAAGAAATACGAAAGGAAATATAGTATTTTGTGTTGTAGCATTGCAGAAATTTTTTGAAATAATAAGTGAGAGTGAAAAACAATTATTTGAACAAAAGTATAAACATAGGAGTAGATATTTTCCTGATGATTTATTAACTAAACATGCTACTTTTGACGGTGAACGATATATAATAGATAGAGATAATTATATTGAAGATTATAATAATAAATATTTTGGAGATGAAGATATAGAAAAGGTATGTCATTCATATCTTGTTGGTCTTCAATGGATTCTAACATATTACACAAAAGAAGTTCCAAGTTGGAAATGGTATTATCCATATCATTATGCTCCATCTTCAAGTACTATCATAAATTATATGTCAACATATTCAAAACCAAGATATCATAAAGGTTTACCATCTTCTCCTATAATGCAACTTATATCTATATTACCTCCACAGAGTTGTGCATTATTACCTAAATCAATGGAAAATATATTAAAAACTAATTTAAAGAAATTTTGTCCGGATAAAATAGAAGTTGATTTATCCGGGAAAAAACAAGAATATCAAGGTATTGTTTTATTACCATTTACTGAATATAAAGTTATTCAGAAAGTATATGAAGAGTATATAGATAAACTTGATAAAAATGAGTTAAAAAGAAATATGATTGGAAAAACAGTTATATATACATACAATCCATCAATGAAACGTTTATTTTATTCATATTATGGTAATATACCTGATTGTGCTGTTGAATTTAAAATAATTGATATCTAAAAAAAAATTGATTTATTTTTTTTTGTTCGATAAGATTAATACATTATTATGAATAGTTTATTCGAAGAGAATGTTTATTGTGCGAACGAGGAAAATAATTTATGTTATGTTAGTAAAATAATTATTGATAATTTGAAAAAATCAACAGAAAGAATTAAAAATGTTAATAATATTCTTGCTAAGAAATTGATGGAGATGAATAATGAATTATTTCTGAATGTTGATATGAATGAATACTGGTATTTATATTTTTATAACATGATTTTAGGATTGGTTTTAATCTATTTATTTTATAAATTGTCAAGATTTAATAACACATTAACAAACTTTAATAATAATGATATTGTAGTTGTTCATAAAAAGCATGTTTACAAAATAATAAAAAGATTAAAGGAAGAAATTTCTTCTTTACAGGAAGAAAATAATACCCTTAAAAATGAAAGAGATAAAAAGAAACAAATTAAATATGTTCCATCAAATCAAATATATGATGAAATAGAAAGAATAAAAAATATATTATCAAGTGATGACAGAGCAGCTAAAAAAATATGTTTATTAAACAGTATGTTAAAAAACAAATAAAATTTTATTATTTCTTATATACATTGTATATAAGAAATTTTTATACGTTGAAAGAACGTAAATTTTTATTATAATTAAAATCATATTTTTCAGATTTGATATATTTCTTAATCCATTCATTATTTACATTTTTCTTATTTGCATATATAACATCAGTATCAATAAATTCAGGTTTTACTAGAATTGCTTCATTCATACATATTGCACAATTTCTTTTGTTATATTGAGATAATATAGTTTTTATAAAATTTTTACCATATATATAATCATCATCAACCATTATAATAATAGTATTCAAACTTGTTTCTCTCAAAATAGTAGGTATAAATTTTGTACCTTGACCATAATCTTTACCACATGTAAATATATTACACATATTATTCAATTCTTCTGGTATATCATATGGTTTATTTTTACATAATTTAGGAATATTCAATACTATCTGGTCGACTTTTATAGTTTGATCGAGTAAAGATTTAATAACAGGTTTTATGTATTGGATTCTATCAGGTGTTGTAGTTAAAGATATTACGATTCTATCTATGTTGTTAAACTTCTTTAACTTTTTATAATTTTTAATATATTCAGAATCAGAATCGAAATGAATTTTAATATATCTAAATATATCGTAGTAATAAAATACGATTACAATAAGTAATAAAAGAATAAATATAATATTTATACGATCCATTTTATTTATATATAAAGTTTTTATTTTTTATATAACAAAATGAATTATACGTTGTTATATAAAATACTTTTAGAATGGTCATTGAAAAATAAAGAATATGAAATGACTAATTTTATATACAATGAATTTGATATTGGTATACCTGTTAATTTTCTTTATAAGTTATCAGATAAAACACTAGATAATTTTATAACAACATCAGACCATAAAATGTCTGATAGTAAACATTTGGATGAATTATTGAAATCTTTTTTATCTTCTAGATATGGATATTTACACGAATGGAATAAATATGGTTATACAAAAATTAAATAACTGTAAAATTACCTAGTACTATATTTTTTTTGTCAATATCAATTTTAATACATTTTCTGTCTAATAAAGGTGCTATTTTAAATCCAAATAAAGTTGTTGAAACATTCGTATCATTTATTATTCTATTATCACTTAACATTGGAATTAAAGATAAATAATTACCGAATATTAACATTTTTTTGTGATATATTATAGTGTAAAATCCGAGTGATTGTGCAATTAAATTTATGTCGCTTATAATTTCGTTCGAATCAATTATCTCATAATAATAATCATTTATATTATTTGATTTAGAATCTAAAATACCTGCTAATAATTTTATTCTATATTCTGTTTTATTATTTTTATATTCGATTGGTATATGTCGTTTTTTATCTAAATTATAAAATTTGAAATATTTTTTAAATCTTTCATCTAAAATATCCAATGAATTGGAAGTTATAGAAAATTCAATATTTAATCGACATAGCATGTGTATTATATAATTATATATTTTATCGTCTAATTTATCCGAAAAAATTTTAAAATTTTGACAAGATAAACCTATCCATATTCCTAAAAAATACGGATCTATTTTAACTTTTTGAAATTGAAATTTTATTTCCGTTTTTATAATAGAGTTCAAACTATTTACGTTATAATTTTTAATTTTATTTGAATAAACATAATCATTAATATTTGAAATCGTATCTAAAATATGTTCAGAACCAATTACAAAATTAGTATTATATTTTGTAATAATTCTATACATATCATCTTCAATTATTTCTATATTATTTATTTTTACAATTTCTGATGATTTGTTAAATAATAGGTCATTATGTTTTAAGTCTTGTGATAATTTAATATTTCCGTCAGATAATAATATAGGTACATTAAAACCTAAATATTTAATAGACATTTATTTATATAAATAATATATTTATATAAATTATTTTATCTTTGTAATAAATATTTAATATTTAATTCTAATTCATTTTCTAAATCAGGAAATAATTTATTACATTTCCCTCCTAAATTAAAATTTTTAAATTCCTTTGGTGATATTAGTCTTAATTTTTTATTATCTTTCATATATTTTAATAATCTGGACATATATAATACTCTTCCACAATGATTATAAAATTTATGTTTATATATATTAGATTCAACATCTTTAGTATATCTATTTGTTAAAGCTTCAAATTGTTTTCGAAATAAAACTATTGGTTCTTTTATTAATATATTGTCTAATTTAATAATACTTCTATCTTCTGTTTTCCCACCTAATTCTACTCTTCTTGATGTCGGTAAAGGTAAAACAAATTCAATAAAATGATCCGATATATCTCCTATTTTTGTCGAAACTTGTATTTTTATCATACCTTGTTTATTTAATAAACTTCTTGTTATTAACATAGGTCCAATATTTACTGAAAGATCTGATAAAATTGTTTCTTCTGAATCATTAATATCAGGTAATGTAAATATTATAGGATTAAAATATTTTTTGATATTATTACATATATTTACAATTTCATTAAACAACCATTCAGTATAATGTTTTATAATATTAGTATATTGGTTTTCTTTTATTAATATTAAGTTTATAGAATCACTGCTAATATCGTATGGCTCGAAAAAAGGACTTGTTATTTTTACATCTATATCAGATGTCGGATCAACTAAATCATTTATATTTCCTGCTTCTGGATAATATTTTGAATATAGTTCACATGCAGCACCTCCGAAAAAAGAATATGCTTTACTATTTAGTTGTCCTTTTCCTTCTAAATACATTTCTTCGTTTATCTCTTCATCTTTTTCTTCGTCATATATTTTTTCACATAAAGTTATTCCTTCATATTTATATTCATTCCATTTTATTTTAGATATTTTATCTACTATTGCATGACCTATTGGGTAAAGATTTTCTATCCATATTAATCTTGTTTTTAAATCTGTATATTTATATTTTAAAGGCGAAAGAACATTCGATTTAAATGATTTTGATTTAGACTTTGATTTAGAATTTGATTTAGAATTTGATTTAGACTTTGATTTAGACTTTGATTTAGAATTTGATTTAGACTTTGATTTAGACTTTGATTTAGAATTTGATTTAGACTTTGAAGATGAATCATAAAATTTTCTTTTCATTTTATTTTATAAAAGAAAAATATTATTAATCTTTAATTATAAAATTATAAATATACCAACCTAATATTAAAAATTTCAACATATCTTTTTCTTCTATTGTACAATCGGTTTTTTCAATTTCATTAATAAATAAATGTTTCATATAAAATTCACCAGCACTTTGTAAACTTTTATCATCTATTTCATTATTTTCTATTAAATTTGCGGTTTGTCTTAAATATTCAATAATCTTTTTATTATTTTCTTCTGAAAAATTCATTCTTAATAACAAAATGAAAATCTTTAAATTTTAAATTGAATTAAAAGAAAAAAATAATTATAGAAAAATGAATAAAAATTATGATGATTATTGTTTAGATTTAAAAACGATTTGTCAATATGAAAAAATTACAACTGAAAATCGTTTTTTGAATTTAATAGTCGAGAAAAATAATATAATAATAAAACAAGATAAAATAATAACTGATTTATATGATATAGTAAAATTATATGTATCAGAAATTGAACTAAATATTATTCAATCTAAATTAAAATCACGTTTTGATGTATAAATATTATTTAAAGTCAAAAATTTTTCTATTATAATGTTGTTTAGTGATATTGATTTTAAGGATATAAATTTTTACTATTCTATACCTATTTGGATTTACATAATTATTGGATTTTTGTTATTATTATTAATTGGTTGTATGATATCATGTTGTTGTATTCATTCATCTCTAAAAACAAGACAAAATATTTTAGAAAAAAAAGAGTTAGAATTAGAAAGACAACAATTAAATTTTGAAAGAAAAATCAAAAAACAAAAAAAAGAAGATAATAGCGATATAATGTTAACAAGACCTAGTCTTTATGTAGAACATGTTTAATTTTATAACTGTAATTATAGTTATAAAATTATTAATAAGAAATGTAAGCTTTTAAAAATTTCAATTCATATTGATTTTCTAAATATATAATTTGATTTAGATTTAAATCAAATTTATACTCATTATTACTTATTTTTGTAACATCAAGATATCTTATACCATTAAAATTAGTGCAACTACGTTGAAATATAGATAATAATATTCCGCTAGCAAAACCAATATTTGAAATTGTAAAATTTGTTTTAAAACCGGTAGGTATAATTTTAATATTATTTTTAGTTGGATCCGTTGCACAAGTATCAGAAGCCGTTCTGTAAAAATAAAAAGTATTATCAATATATTTATTATACAAAAATTGTTGTGTATTTCCTTTTGCATCGTAAAAAGTAATAGTCGGTTTTACTGGATTTACAATACATCCATTTAGAATTCCATTATCATATGTTATAACGCTACCAGATGGTAAGTAATAATCAAATGCACATATACAACTATTATCTCCATATGTTCCATAAAGATGAAACTGGTTTATTTCCACTTTATTTGTAAATGCTTGTATAATTAAAATAAGAATAGTTGAAAATGTATTATTAATATTAAATACTGAATATTCATTTGTTGTATTTACAGGAATAGTGCTTAAATTTCGATAATCAAGTAAATACCAATTTCTATTATTATTAAAATTATTTGCGTCATTTATTAACAAATTTGCACCTAATATATAAAATTTTTTAGCAAAATTATTATTTAAAAAAGTTAATTTATATTTTTTTAAGTTTATTTTATAAGGTAAACTAATACTTAAATATTCTCCTGCGTAATTATATCCTGTCAATATTTTCCCATCATTTGTAGTTATTTTATTTTGGTCTGAAAATATATTTCTGTAAAGATTTCCACTACTATCAAATGGTAAATCAACTGATAGATTTGAATTATTTGAATTGTTAAATGGTACAATATTATTTGTACTACCTGATGTTGTTGTAGAAACAATAAAATATCCTATATCGTTATTGTTTGTTTTTATAGTCGCATCTGGATTAATTATAAAATCAATATTATACGGTAAAGGAACAAGTTGAAGCATGGTATTGTCATTTGGATTAGGTAGATAACCAGTAGCAGAACATGAAATCGGATAACATATATTATTATTACTGTAAAACCCAGTAGCACATATACATGCGCTTGATGTACTGTTTAATTGATATCCGATTTTAGAACAATTTAAACAAGATTTAGTAGGATCCTTTAATTTGATTGAACTTAAAAGAATTTTATTATTAGGACAAGAATTTATTACATTACCCATTTTTATTTATAATAAAATTGATTTTAAAATTATTTTTTTTTTAAGATAATAGAATGTCAATCAAGATTAATATAGATTCCTTAGATGAAGATATTAGACAAAAAATTCATAAAGAGCTTATAATCGTATTAGAAAATAGTAAATATAATCAATTTGCACCAAAAAAAGAAATATATCCTTTTAATATTTTAAATGACGATATTTATCTTCCATTTGCTTATTCTATAACTGATCTTTCATTAAAAAGAAAAGAAAGAAAAATGTTTTCGGATATGATAGTTAAATTTGAAGGAACTTTAAGAGCAGAACAAGAAGAAGTAAAAAAAGAATCGTTAACTTATTTATCAAAATTAGGTTCAATAATAATAAGTCTTGGAACAGGTATGGGAAAAACAATAACATCTATAAATTTAGCTTGTAATATAAAGTTAAAAACATTAGTTATTGTGAACAAAATAGTACTAATAAATCAATGGGAAGAATCAATAAAAAGATTTTGCCCATCTGCGATAATAACTAAAATAACAAATAAAACAACTTCAATTGAAGATTCTGATTTCTCAATAATAAATGCAATGAATATTGAAAAGAAACCTAAAAATTTTTTTAATGATATAGGATTATGTATAGTAGATGAATTACACAATATAATGGCAGAAAGTTTATCAAAATCATTATTTTACGTATCCCCGAGATATTTAATTGGATTAAGCGCGACCCCGTATAGAACAGATGGTTTACAACCATTAATAGATTTTTATTTTGGTAAAAATAAGATAATTAGATTATTAAATAGAGAACATACAGTATATAAAGTTAAAACGGGATTTAAACCAAAAGTTGAGTTAGCAGAAAATGGAAAAATTAATTGGGGAGCATTAATAAACGAACAATGTTTGAATACTGATAGAAATGAATTGATAATAAAAATAGTTAAAAAATTTCACATGCGTAATATATTAATCATGTCTAAAAGAATCGAACAAAGTGAGTACATATATTCTCGATTATTAGAAGAAAAAGAAAGTGTAACGAATTTAATAGGTAAAAAACAAGAGTTTGATAAAGAAGCACGAATATTAGTAGCAACAGTAACAAAAACAGGAACAGGCTTCGATCACCCAAAATTAGATTGTTTAATATTAGCATCAGACTTAGAAAGTTATTTTGTTCAAATATTAGGAAGAGTGTTAAGAAAACCTGATGTAAAACCTTTGGTTTTTGATTTAGTAGATGAAAATCCAATTTTAGAAAAGCATTTCAAGACAAGAAAATCAACATATTTAGATATAGGAGGAAAAATAGTTGATTTTAATAAAGTATTTCCAGATATAAAAAATTGATTTATATAATTAATATTAATTATAATAATAAAACGATGCCTAAATTATATTTTAGATACGGAACAATGTCATCTTCTAAAACAGCTAATTTACTTATGGTTGCTCATAATTATAAATTACAAGGTAAAAAAGTACTTCTAATAAAACCATTTATTGATGATAGGTTTGGAGATAAAATAAAATCTCGTTGTGGTTTAGAAAGCGACGTTGAATATTTATTAAAAAAAGAAGATTCAGATTTATCTGAATTAAATAAACACATACTAAATGATTTGGATGCAATATTAGTAGACGAAGCACAATTTTTAACGAAAGAACAAGTAGATAAACTAAGAAAAATATCATATATTATACCAATATTATGTTATGGTTTAAGGTCAGATTATAAAACTAATTTGTTTGAAGGGTCTAAAAGATTATTAGAAATCGCGGATACAATAGAAGAAATAAAAACAACATGTTATTTTTGTGATAAGAAAGCGATTATAAATGTAAAATATAAAGATAATATAATTATTAAAAATGGAACAGATGATATTGATTTAGGAACAGAAGAAAAATATTTGTGTTCGTGTTATGAATGTTGGGACAATAAAAACCAAATATTTTAAAATTGATTTTATAATTAGAAAAATTATAAAATAATTAAGATGATAAAAATATATACAGATGGTTCTTGTCTTAAAAATCCGAATGGTCCAGGTGGTTGGGCGGTTGTAATGATAGATATTGATGATTACGAATGGCATTTGAGTGAAGGAGAAAAATCTACAACTAATAATAGAATGGAACTTAAAGCCGTTATAGAAGGTTTAAAATTAATAAATGATAATGTAGAATGTACAGTATATTCTGATAGTAAATTAACAATTAATTGCGCGGAAGGGACATGGAATAGAAAGGCAAATTTAGATTTATGGAAAGAGTATGATATTGTAAGTAAAACAAAAAAAATAAATTTTCAATGGGTTAAAGCACATAATGGAGATTATTATAATGAAATAGTGGATAAAATGGCGTTTAACGAAGCGAAAAAAATATGATTTAAAAAATGATTTTTAATTTATACATATAAATTAAAAATCAATATGGATGAAGAATATAATAGTGATGGATATGATGAAATATATAACGATGTAGTTGATGAAATAGTAAATACTTTTATTAGTAATATAACAAATAGATACTTAGTAAGAAATTATTTGATAGAAAATAATATAAATACAGAATTTAATTTTGATGAAACATATGAAAGTTTGTTTAATAATTTAGACATCGATTATAATTATAATAGAATATTACAAGAAACATTTGAAAATCAACCATCAATAGAAAAAACCGACCATATAGTAGATATACCTTCTCAAAAATATTCATCGATAAAAGAAAAAGAAAAGTATGAATTGGAATGTTGTATATGTTTAACTCAATTTGATGAAGATTGTATAGTATCATTATTACCAAAATGTCATCATATATTACATAAAGAATGCATGATTGAATGGGGTAAATACAAATCATCATGTCCTATATGTAGAAATAATGTAGAAGAAGAAAAAAGTTAAATTTTATCAAAAGAAAAATTTATTACTTTCTTTTCTTTGACGATTTACGTTTTCCATCGTAACTTCTTTTCCGTTTTCTTGATTTTAATTTTGATATTTTTTGTTTACGCAATGATGTTTGATTTAATATATCATCTGATAATTTACATATATAGTCTTTTATTTCTGGATATTTATAATATCTGTCTGATGTTCCATCTTCTATTTCTTCCGAGACAGATAAAACTGGTTTAAATATATTATCATTAGATACCTTGATATATGAACGCAATTTCATTTTACTTGTTCTTGAAGGATTAACTGGTATTTTATAATCATTTCCATAACGTATAATATCTGATTCAGCTTCTTGACGTCTACGAGTTTTCGTAAAATGTTTTTTGTTTACATTTTTGTATGTATTAAAATATGAATATGGATTTGAACTATATTTAACGCTAAAATATTCTTTAGAATATAATATGCAATCATTATTACATTCTTCTAATGCTACGATAAATTCAATTTCCATACGTTTTTTATCTATTGTTCTTAAATCACGTCCTGAATTTTTAAATATATCATTTAGTAATTTTTCATTAAAAAGTTTTTCATCAAATTCTATTGGATTACAAGAACTAACTATAATAATTTTTTTTTTACCATCTTTATTTATTTTCTCGACTATTTCAGATAATAAATAATCTTTTGATTCAAATCTTGATTTATTAACAATATCTTTAAATTTGCAATTGTCAATAGGTTCAGGGTCTATATAGTTATTATATCTATCTATACGTCTATTATCGTAACTATCTCTTAATGTTTCATATTTAGCTAATTCATCTGGTATTTTAAAAATTCCCATGACAAATGTAGTTTCAAAATTTAATGTCGTGTCGATAACACATGAACCAGGTGCATAAACAATTTTGTTTTTCATAAACTGGTCTTCAATTTCTTCATTTGGAGTTAATAATATTTTTTCGATATAATTATCATTTTGACAATTTTTAATAAATTCACTTTCTAAATCATTATAAAGTTCTTCTGTTTCTTGAATATTTATTAAATTTACAATATATACATTTTTAGGAACTTTAAGAAATAATTTATTATTAGAACTTCTCCATTTTAACCAAGTTTCCCAGAAAGAAGGGAAATTATTTGGTGTTATTTTACCATGTGCAGAAATAAAATATTTATCATATTTTTGTAAATCTTCCAATGATTCTTCATAATCTAGTGGCATTTATTTATAATTATATTTTTTTTATTTTGCAATTAAATTTGTATTATTAAATAAATGATTGAATTATTTTATAAAATAAAAGAATTTTGGAATGAATACGATTTTGAAATTGTTATATGTACTCTTCTAATATTTTTTTTAATAATGGCTCTATATAGAAAATTATCAGGTCAAACAGGAAGTTGGTCTAATGGTTATTTTTATGATAGAAGTATGTTTAATAGGAACAAGAATAATTATAATGATTACGATAAACCACATTTTAAGAGAGATAGTAAAGGGGAAGTTGAATGCCGGAGAGTACTAGAAAACATATTTAGAAGACCTTTTAATAAGGCTCGTCCGGATTTTTTAAATAATCCAGTAACTGGTGGACATTTTAATCTAGAATTAGATTGTTACAACGAAGATTTACGTATTGCAGTGGAATATCAAGGAGTTCAACATAGTAAGTTTGTTCCGTTCTTTCATAAGAATCATGAAGCGTTTTTAAACCAAAAATATCGTGATGATATGAAGAGACGAATTTGTAAAGAATATAATATAATTTTGATTGAAGTTCCTCACACAGTCAAAATAGAAAATATAGAACAATTCCTAAAAGATGAGTTGAAACAAAAACTTAGAAAAAAATAGTTTTATAAAAAATCTTTTCTCAAATACAAAGAAAAAGAAAGAAAATGAAGAAAATGATTTTGGATATTTTCAATATAATAAAACATACACACACACATTTGTACAAATATTTTCTATGAAATTTTCAAATGATAATTATCGGTTGATTTTTAAGGTTTTAAAATTTTTATTTTAAACACAAATTCAAATTCAAATGTTTTAAAATTCATAAATTTTTTATGGTTTTTATTATTTTTTTATGGTTTTTATAAAAAATTTATGGATTATATCTAAAAAAATTT